CTGAACCATCCCAGAGGAATACTGTGTTGTCGAGTAACTTCAAGTTCTCAACATACAGCTTTGTCAACATTTCGAGGTCGGATATTACTCCGCTGTCGGCAAGGACACGATTTGCGTAAGGAATTGTTGGAGTGTAACTTCTGAAATTTGCATTAAGTGTGTCCACAGTCGGATATTTCGCCCCTGTCCCGTCAGCGGCGAGGGAGTTTTGCTTATTATACGACTTTTCATGCAGCGTATCAGCATCGACTATATATTCTTTTATCTGCTCCGTATCTACATACTCAGTTGAACTTACAGGAATTTTTTCGGTACCCTGTACAGCTATTTTTTTTGAAAGGTCATCTATGCTTTTAAATTCCATAATACATTTATTTAAACATTACATATCCATAGTACTTATCATCAATGCCAACAACTGTTTCCCCGTAAACATACCACACGGCAATTACTTTTTCCACCGCAGGAATGCACATGCTAACGTTACTCAAGTAATCAAGTTTAGGTATTGCGTGGTTTCCAAGAATTTGGTTTGCCCCAAGACTCATTTTACCATCAACCTCATTGACACCTATTGTATGGTTTCCGTTTATATTACAACCTGACATAGCTATCTCCAGTTTCTATATAAATAACATACGTTCTGTATCCATCAGGAAATTTATCATCTGCATATTTTGTTTCAGCACGACATATTACATCTCCTTCTCCCCATCCCACATCATCAAATGCAACTATAAGTCTTACTACTCCATCAACAATTTGAGGAGTACAATTTGTATAAACACCACCAATCTTTGATGCAACCTTTTTTAGACCTTGACTTGTAGTGTAATACTCAAGTTCAAATTCAGCGGGTGCATTAATGCTTGTAACATCAATGGCTGCGCCATCTGCTATAAATGTTACTATTGTCTTATAATCAGAACCAACTCCAAACTCAGCCATTATTTTGTCCCCCAGTATTTAATTTTTTATCAATATCTATTTCATTTGTTTTTTGAGCCTCTCTATTTATTCTCGCATTTTCGTCAGGTTGCGAATCAGGTGACAGTTCTGTTGCAGTTTCACCAGATATAATTCCATTCGTTTTTTGTATAACAAGCCTATTTACATATTCAGTTTCGCTTTGTGGCATCCACACCTCAAATGAAGCCCTAACCCTGCATCTATTCCATGCAACATACTTTTTTAATTCCATCGATACGCCCTCTTTGAATATAGAGAACATTCTATCTGCCACCTCATCATACTCCTGAACATCACGACTTGCTCTTTCATATATAGCTCCCCTCAACATTTTCATAGCTATACCAGATATGTCTGCAGTGATTTTGATATCATCAGGTGCCAATAAAACTGAAGATGTGCATATTTGTATTTTTTTAAAAAGGTCATTTATAAGCTCCTGAAAACCCTTTGGCTCATCAGGATTTAAGAATTTAGCATCAGATTTTATATCAGATGATGAACTGTCTTTTAGCATTACTGCTGTGTCGCTCTTCTTCTCTATATTTGCTTTTCCTATTATATAAAGCATCGGGAATCCAACTTTCTTTTCTATAATCATATATATGTTATAGAGAAGCTCAAATATGTCAATTAAAACCTGACCCTTTTCCCACGCAACCTCTCCACGTTTATAAACAACAGGTATCTGACTAAAACCATGGGCATTCTTGCTCTCAAGTATCATTGTGCTTTTACCGTCATTGCTGTCTTCAACGAATTTATATATAAATTTCTCGTCGTAGCAGTCAATTTTTCTTTTCCCATCAGACTTATAATATATTGAAAACAGAATTAACTCTCCATTGTCATCGTACTGTGGAATTAGTTGATATCCAGCTCTGTAAGACAAAAGCCTTGTTTTACATTCTCTCTTTGAGTTAAAATAAAAAAGCAAAGCGGCATCACCAACCGACTTCTGTTCTTCATATAGCTTGGTTTTATAGATATCCATATTTCTGGTTATCCACTCATCTTTTATCTCTACGAATGTGTTGTGTATGTCTTTTGATGGGTTTTGATTTAAAAGCACAAACTTCATACCGTTTGTGTTTACATATTGGCTGTGCTGTGAAAGTATTTGTGCTTGAAATGCAAAAGATGCACGATAAGGATTAGCTTCATCCCAGCGTGCGTTAGGATTACCAGATAACCTTGGAAGGTCATCATTGAACATGATAGCATGGGAATGAGGGTCTAACTCCAAAAGATATTGGGATTGAGAGATAACCTTCCCTGTAAACACAGGAAGTTCGGCGAGCAGGGAATCTTCATCATAAGTATCCTGTCGGTAAATTCTAATTAAATCCTCATTTGCACCCCTCGTAAAAGGCTTCTTTTTTAGAAGCTGAGCAGGGTCTTTTAAATACGCCTCCTTTGTAACCATATTACTTTTTTGTTTAAATTGTTCCCTGCTATCTCAGTTACCAAGATTGCAGCAAATATACAAACATATTTTTTAATACGCAAATATTTTTATAAAAATTTATATATTTTTTCACCTATATATCCAGCAAGCATTGCTGCCGATTCTGAATCATTAATACTAAAGTGTTCAAGAAGCTGGTCTTCGATGTGTCTTTTCTCGTGATTAAGAATTTTCCTTCTTGACTTATCAGAAGACATCGGATACAGAATTATCCAGCTCTTTGATTTTGACCCCTCTATTGATGCCCATCCTCCATCGTAGCACCCATTAGAGACTTCTTCATAAACCGTATTGGCTAATTCAGAATTATGTCCTTTTTCTTTTTTTATATGCTTTATAAACGTCTCAGCATCAGACGATGACTCAAGCTCGTAAAAGAAAAGCGTCCAATCGTATATTGGAATGTTTATTTTTTCGTATTTCATTTAAAAATCCCAGTTGTCAAGAAAATCAAGTATATCATCATCTCCATCCTTAATTACATCGGAGTATTTTGTCATCCTGCTATCAGCTTTTATAAACTCATCATCAGTGTAATCAAGATAAAAATAACACATGTATATAAAGTTATCTATAATATCAGGACTTCGACCCCCAAGTAACTGCTTTTGTTCCTCTTTTGGTATTAGTTTTATTTTCCCTGTTCCGCCAACCTCCTCAAATCTAAGAACCCTTATTTCCTCAAAAAGAACATCCTTAAATCTTTTAGAAATCTTCATGTGCTGATTTTTATACATCATATTTGCAACATCAGGAGATACGCTTATGTTTCCATTTTTTAAAAAAGTACATAGCTTATCAGCGCATTGTGCCTTTATGTTTGCATAGTTGTGCCTGCCAATACCTATTGCTGGTGATTGAGGCTTAAAGCTTATTGCGCCGGATATTATACCATACATACCACCAATAAACTCACCAATAGACACACCATCAAAAACAACACGGCTGTCAGGTACACCATATTGCATTTGTAGTCTTCTTATGGCTGACAGTGCCTGTGGTGCGCTGCATTTCTCCATTGAAATTAAATCCATGCAGTGTCTTCCCTTCCAAACCAAAGCGAGAAAGTTGTCTTTTCCACCAAGGGCTATATCTGCTGTTATGCAAATTTCGCCATCAGTTTGCGGGTCATTTGTAAATAACCTTGACACCTGATTTTCGGATACGGGAAGTTCAGTCCACATGTCAGGGTCAACAAGCCAGTTACCATCAAGTAATGCTCCTGTTGTATATTCACCGGCAGAGGCTACAGAGGCAATATAATTAGGGTTTTTATCGAGCATGATTTTATTGCTCCAAATGTCACCTCTATAAAAAGCAAAGTCTAATATAAAGTCTTCCCATGTTGCACGACCTTTCGATTTAGCGGCTTTGTCATCAAAGAAATCTTTATGCTGGAGATACACCTCTTCTTTCGTTTTTCCCCATATCACAGAGCGCACATCACGACCATCCTTTACATAAAAATACCTTACAGCACCATCCATTTCAGGTTTTATATATCCATCTTCCCCTATATATCCAGCATTTTGAAGCCAAATCCTACACCATGAATTGTATTTTGGGTTTGTTGTACATCTCATCAGTGGTTTATATCCTGCATCTGACCTGTTTCTTGTCAAAAGATAAGTAAAGGTTTCAAACTCATATCCAGTTATTTCATCAAGACAGAATATGGAAAACTGAGAACCCTTCCATGTTTCCTGAAATGTCTCACGTGATTCATTGGCTACCTGCATGAGAAGTATCCTTGCTCCGCTTTCCATGGTTATAGTTGGGGTTTTGGATTCGGTTATGCGGTCAAATTCATACACCTTCTTGATTTCAGAGAGGATACCACCCCCTGTTTTAATTTCTCCAAATGTTTTACGGATAAAACATATTGAAGAATTAGGGTTATCAAGATAAGGTGCAATAGATAGCATAAGTCCCATAGTCTTACCGCCACCTAAACTTCCTCCACCCCAAGCTACAGATACATTAGAGCGACAAAAACGTTCCTGAAAACCCTCCTGTGGTTTTATTTTATCTATTTTTGCCATTATTCATCGCTCTTTTAAACTTTTCAATATCATTTAATATCTCATCAGGTGGAGTTTCAATTGAATATTCACCTGAAATTACCTTATCAAAGAAATAACCGACAATAAAAGGGTCAAATATCTCTTTACCGCACGAACACACCGAGTTGAATGGCACATTTACGACAACCTGCTTGATTTTCCTGTCATCAGATTGCTTTTTTGGCAGTGCACCAACCGCATCAAGCATCTTTATAAGGTCATTTATTTCTTTCGGGTCAACATTAGAGCCACGCATTGAGGCATTTCTAAGTAAAAACGTACCCATCTTTTCAAGCTCTTCCGGAGTCAGCTTTTCAACATCCAAATCGCTCCAATTATCCGGCAGCTCACCATCTCCAACCGTCTTTTTGTAGTTTACAAGTGGTCTTAGAGCGTTCATCAGCTCCTCAATCTTATCAGACTTAAAATAAGAATCAGCCCGCTTGCTTAATACAGACGGAGAAATAAGACCCTTGCACTTGTTCAGGTAGAAAGCCGTATTTCCGTCAATCCCATTCAGCACAAGCAAGCAAGCAGACACATCCGTATTGTCAACACGGTTCTTTGTCTGACCCTGATTAATCTCGTTTAATATATTGTCTATATCGTTTACCATAACACATGTTTTATCAGCACAAATATAGTCATTTTGTTTTATATAACAATACATACCAAATATATTTTATCGTGTGTGGATTTTAAAATGCCGTTTAAGCTATATAGGATGGCTCACAATCGAATATTATAGGCTAAGTGGTATAAGTTATCATCCAAATAATTTAAACCTCTTAAAACGCCTTAAAATAAAGAAAAGAAAAAGTAACATAAAAAGAAAAGAAACAAAATAACTATGATATATATATATATATATATATAATATAATATATACTTGATATACCATATTACTTGATATACCATATATACTTGATATACCATAAAATCTAAGATATATACTAAACTAAGAAATATAATATAATAT